GATCCCGAGGTTGCCGAGGACGTGAATGGCCGCGTCCTGCGGCGCCATGTCGCCCCGCTGCGCCATCTGGACAAACTTCTGGACCTCGGGCGCGAGAGACTCCGTCCCGCCGCGCTGGACGCCGAGCGCCACGTGCTCGCCCGGAGAGAGGCCCATGGCGGGGAAGTCCGAGAGGGCCTTGGAGGATGCGGCGATCTTCGCCGACTGCTCCTCGAGGGCCCTCGAGGTGAGCTTCGACAGCCCCTCGGTCGCCCCGTGGAGGACGGCCCCACCGGCGAGCGTGAGCTCGGCGCCGAAGACCGCGCCGGCGGCGGCGCGCCCGGCGACCTTATCGGCCGACTCGCCCGCGACGGAGGCGTCGATCCCCTCGTACGTGGCGCCCCACCCGGCGCCCTCCGTCGCGAGGCGCGCGAAGAGGTTCGTGAAGCCCGGGAGGTGCATGGCACCCCCGATCTCGGCCGCCCCGAGCCCGTATCCGATCGTGTCGAGCGCAGACTGCGCGACCTTACGGACGGCCTCGCGCTCGAGTTTCGGCTGCTCCTCCGGCCCGGCGAAGCGCGTCTGGTAGACGCCCGGCGCGATCTCCTCGTCCGCAAGCCCGTGCGCCCCGACCCACTCCATGAGCGCGGGCAGCGGCGTGCCGAGAGAGCGGATCACGCCCTTCCCGATTTCCTTACCCACTTCCGCGACCTTCGCGCCGATGGCCTTACGTTCCTGAACCCCCGGCACGCCACTCACGTCCACGCCCTTAATGGGCGTCGGCCCGACGTGGACGTTGGCGATCGAGAGCTTGGACTGTAGGCCCTCAACTCCCGCGGCCGTCGCGCGCTTGTCGGCCTCCTTCTGGGCCGCGCCGTGCAACTGCTCCGACATTACGAGCTTGGCGCCCGCCATGAAGTCCTCCGGCTGCATGTCGGGCGCGTACGCGAGGTGCGCCGCCTGGAGGATTTCGTCGTCCTTGAGCCCGGACATGTCGTCGCCGAGCTTGGACCGGATGAGGGAAACGAGCCCGTTGTGGACCGCGGCCTGGCCGGAGTCGGTGAACTTGGGGTGGTCGTACGGATTGACTTCTACCTGCTCGGCCACGAGGGCCTCCTATTGGGGCGAGAAGAGAGCAGTTCCGCGGAGTCGTTCCGCGGCAGCGCGCACGGCGTCAGAGCCGACGGGCGGAGTGGTGGGTGCTTCCTGGGTAGCCTTCGGGGGATTGAGCGTCCCCTTGTCCTTCTCGGCCTCGAAGTCGGCGATGGCGGACTCGTAGAGGGTCTTGATCTGCGCCTTCACGCTCTCCTCCTTCGACGCTATCTCGGCGTCGCTGTAGAGGGGGTCGCCCGCGATGTCGCGCGCGCCGCGCATGTCGTCGACGTTCGCGCGCAGTTCCGCGGCCTGCGCGTTCGCCATCGCGAGCCGCGCGCGCTGCGCGGGGGTCGTGGCGTGGCCCTCGGCCGCCTTGCGGTACTTGGCGACGACGCCGGCAGTGAGTCGCGCCTGAACGGCGCGCGCCTCGATCTCCTTTAGGCGCTGCGCGCCCGTGGCGGTCGCCTTCCCCTGCGCCGCCTCTACTTGCGCCGCGAGTTCTTCCTTCTTCCTCTGGCGCTCGAGCGCGTAGAGGGACTTGTTGTACTGGAACGTCTTGTCGAGGTCCCCCATCTCGGCCGCGTTGTCGCGCTGCGCCTTGAGGAGTTGCATGTGGAGGTCCTCGGTAGACTGGGCCTTGAACTGTTGGAAGCCCTGCGTGGCCTGCGCGTTCGAGTCCGCGACGCGGTTCTGCTCCGCCGTCATGCTCGAGAGCGTGTTCTGTAGCCCTCCGAGCGTGGCGCCGGACCCGGACTGGTTCGCGTTGAGGTTCGCGAAGAAGCCCGCGGCGGCCGCGCCGAGCGGGTTGATGTTCGGGATCGGTTGAGGTGCGACGGGGTTCTGGAGGCCCTCGATGTGGGAGAGGGCGGCGTTCGTCATGTCGACCGTCGCCTGGTAGCGCTGCTCGGTCGCGACCTTGTTGGCCTCGAGCGCCGGCGCCATCACGTCCTCGTACTCCTTGAAGTACGCGCGCGCTGAGTCGTTGGCCGGCGTCACGGGACTGAGAAGCGGGTATCCGAATGGCATCGCGTCCTCCTAGCCCTGGTAGCCGATGGGCTGCATGTTGCCGAGTGGCCCGCCGGAGATGCGGCGCATGGGCGCCGAGACGACGTTCGTCTGCGTGGGTGGGCGGTTCGATAGTTGGGCCGTGAGGCCCGCGCCCGCGGCGCCCGTGAGCGCGTTGCCAAACGACTGTAGCATCGTCGGGCGCTGCTGGTCCTGTAGTGCGCTCTGACCCCATAGGTTCATTCGGTTCGCGAGATTGGACTGGGCGGCGTTGAGTGCCGTACCCCAGAGGTTACCGCGCGCGCCGAGGATGAGGTTCTGCCCGAACCCGCGCGACACGGCCCCACCGAGGGCCCCGACGCCAGAGTTCGAGAGTCCCGCGCGGGCGAAGTTGGCCCTCGTGGCGTTGCCTGCCGACGTGCCTTGCGCGCTCGCCTGCGCCATGAGCATCTGGAACATCGGCGAGTTCGCGAGCGTACCGTAGAGTTGCTGCGTGTCGCTCGCGAGCGCCTGCGGGCCGAACATCCTGGCGAGTAGGCGCGGGTCGATCGTACCCTTTCCGCGGCCTCCGAGGAGCCCTCCGAGGAGCCCGCCGCCCATGAGCGCTAGTGTGATTGGGTCCATGGTTCTCCTATCCTGCGTTGGTGATGAAGTACGTGGCCGTTGCCGTGACGATGATGATGTTCTTGATCGTGTCGTCCCCACGCCTCCCCGACCGTCTGAGTGCGTACGTTCTAGAGGCGGCCGTGAGGTTGGTCGTGATCGTCGTGGCCCACGAATCTGCGGTCGCTGCCGAGCCTCCCGCGTCCATAGAGATCGACCATGTCAGGGGTGCGAAGGAGATTTGTCCGTTGGTGATGGTGGTAATACCGACGGGAAGGATGCTGTCGATATCGGCCTTCACTGTCGTTGCGGCCGTGTCTATCGCAGCCTTCGCCTGGGTTTTATTCGGCACTCTTGCCTCCTACGCGAGAATGCCCGCGTTTCGTAGGGCCTTGACTACCTGTCCAAGTGTGTAGCCATCGAAAGTCGCACTGTCGTCCGCGATTCCAGAGGTATTCGCGACAAAGGTTGCTGCGGCCCCTGCCGTAGTAGGCTGGACAATAGGTGCCGCGTTCCAGAACCCAATTTTTTGATTGGTCGCTGTTCCAATCTTCGTTCCGGTCCCGGTATTGAGGATCACGTTGATGGTGTCGGCAACCGTCAAATCCCCTGTTAGTTGGTGTGCAGCAATCTTCGTAACCGTCAGGGTGTCGGTCGCGAAAGTCATGTCGGCATCGTCGGTCAGGCGGCCGTTCGTGGTGGCAAAGGGAACCCGCCCCGAAGTGAGCCGCGTCCCATTATCTAGGACAAAGGCTTTTCTCGCCGCTCCGGTCGTGATAGTGGCAAAGAAGTCGTCCGTCTGGAACTCGATGCACCCGGCGACCGCGGTCGTGATGGGCGTCGCGCTCGTGAGCTTGATGGGGGCCATCGTCGTCGTTCCGGCCGCGATCTCGAGCCAGTGCGTAACCGCAGAGACGGCACCGTCGAGCCGGAGTTGGTTGAAGCACGACGGCATCTGCGTCTCGATCGCGATCTTGACGCCCGTGGGGTTCGTGACGTTGACTACACGGAGTCCGGTCCAGTTGACGACGTTCGTGTTGTTCGCGATGACGCTGGCGGCCGAGAAGTCAATCCCTACGAAGTTCGCGACCGCCCCCACCGGACTGCCGGGACTCAGGTGCTCGAACGTGATGCCCCTGAGTGTCCCAGAGATCGCGGACTGGCGCTGATTGACCGAGACGTTCAGCCCGGCCATGGTGGTGATGCCGCCCGCGACGGGGGCGCTTGAGGAACCATAGCACGCCACGCGGATTCCGAAGAGCGACGTGACGGTACCGTTGATGAGGACGGGGTTGGTGATGAAGTCGCCCGTCGTGAAGAGCGTGACGGTGGTGCCGGTGGGGATGCTCGCCGTGATGGTATTGAACATCGACGTCAGGTTGGCTAGCGTCCCGCTCGAGGACGTGGGCGTGCCCGAGATCGTGTTCGAGAACGCGCGGAGGGACCCAGAGAAGGCGCTCGAGATACCCGCGAGATCGAACGAGGTCTGGAAGCCGTTGAAGGCCGTTGCAGTTGGGCCGTGATTGATCGTCATCACGTTGGTGGTGTAGCCAGCGATTTGATTCCCGAGTAGAAGGCGGCCCTCGATTGCGAGGTCACTCGCCGCGCCGCTCGCGTGCGCACTCACTCCGATCGTCTGCCCGGCCGTGGACTGCGAGAGGATGAGCGTCCCGCTGTAATCGGGTGCCGTTATGGTCCTCGTGGTCGCGGTCGTGAGGCCGTCGACCTCGATCATGACGACTTTGGTCGCGTCGGCAGAGCCCACGATCTTAAAGATGTTGTCGGGGTGCACGTCCGTACCGCTCGGCGCGAGCGGGCCCACGAACGCGCCATCGCTCGCCCGGATATACGAGAGCGTCGTACTGACGTTGTCCTGCCAGAGCGTGAGCCTACCGGTCTGCCCGGACGTCGCCTTGATGGTGAGCGTGTGCGCCGCGACGTCCGCCCCCGCGTGCTCGACCGCCACTACGAAGCTAGTGTTGGCGGAGACGCCGCCGAAGCTGGAACTGCCGTTGGCGGTGAGGTTGGCGAACCCGGCGCCCGTGAACCAGTTCCAACCCGTATTCCCGGCCCTCGCGACTAGGAGGAGGTTGTTAGTCTCGATCTTGATCTGACCGTTGTTGGACCCGCCGCCGAGGAGCGTGATGCGCTGCGCACCAATGGACGAATTTAGGTTGAAGTTCGCGAGCGTGAGCGTGGGAGTGATACTGGTCGCGGTCGTCCCTGGGTCCGCGACCACCGACTGCCCGCCGGTCCGCCCCGTGAGAAGTAGGTACTGCGTGTGGTCGTCGTTCGCCTCGGACGACGTCGGGATGAGGCCGGTGAGTTGGCCGTGATCCGTCACGCCGAGTGCACTCGAAGACCCGTCCGTGGTTTCTCCGCGGTCGAGCTTCGCGAAGCCGGCCTGAGATTGGTTGACGAACTGGTTGAGGCGCTTGAGGATTTCGTACACGCGAGGGTCTATGTCGCGCGGCGGGTCAATCGGTTTCCAGTTCCTCATCCCGTGTGGCTCTCAAGCCCGTACCCCTCACCGAGGGCATAGGCGTAGGAGATGTCGAGCCCCGCCGCGAGCGACGCCTTCGTGACCTCGAGTTGGAACGCCTCGCCGATATTGTCGGCGTGTACGGCGATGAGTCTGTCGCCAGAGATCGTGACCGTCGAGGTGGTCGCGGCCGTCGTGGACGCGAGCGTCACGGACTCGCCGATGTTCTGGCGGTAGACATTGACGGTGATGGCGCCCGTCGTGTCGTCGCCGTAGCCGCCGATCCTGAGCCACAGCCTCTCGAGACGCGCCTCGCCTCCGACGTCGGACGGGTAGATGAGGCGCGTCCGGATGGTGGGGGTGATGGTGACTAGCGTGTCCTCGCTCGTTACACCGCTGTCCTCGACGTAGACTTTGCCGTCGGAAAGGTTGCCCGTGAGGAGCTTCGTCACATTGGCGAGGTTGGTGCGGATGGCGCTCGCGGCGCGCACGTTGCACGGTCCGATGGCCGCGAGTTGGTTACCCTGCTTGAGGTGTGATGGGTGGTAGCAGAAGTAGATGCACTTGGTCTGGTACGTACCCCCAGTGGGGACGTAGTAGAAGGCGAGGACGGACAACTGCGGGTAGTTGACCAACTGGCAGCGGTCGAGCTTGCTCGTGTTGACGGTATTGGTCCAGTCGAGATCGACGTTCCCGGGCCAGACGCTGATCCCGTCTGTAAGGTAGAGGCCGGCGGCGCCGATGAAGGCGCCCGTGGGGCCGCGCCCAGGGAAGTCGAAGGGCGTAATTCCACGGTGCGACGCGAGCCCGAGGTCCGTCGTGATGTCCTCCCACGCGCGACCGCGCTGGGCGTTCGCGTCGGCCTCGGTGGGGAAGTAGTTGAGGCGCTTGAGCGCGTTCCGGCAGAAGGCGATCGCGACCGACCCGATCTTGCGGAAGACCTGGATGGGCGTGTAGTACGAGCCCGAGATGTTGATCTGGTAGAGGGTCGGGACCTTCTCGTACTCGTCGGGGAGTGATGCCCAGAGCAGAGACGGGTTGTTGATGTCGTTGTAGATCGCCTGGCCCTCGAAGACGTCGCCCGTGTCGGCGGACGGCGGCGGGCCAGCGGCGCCGATCGACACCTGCTCCCCGATCTGCGTCGTGTAGATGATGGTCGGGAAGGGCTCGCCGTCGAGGTTGACGTCGACGCCCGAAAAGTAGACGCGGACCTCGATCGAGTCGATCCAATGCTGGATGACCTCTGCCGTGGCGGCCTTCGTCACGTTGACCTTGAAGGTCGCGGCGTCGCCGAAGTCGGCGAGGCCCGTGCTCCACGTCCGACCCCACGTGTCGGCGGGCCCGCCGCACTCGATGGCGCCGAAGCGGTTACCGCCGAAGGAGGGCGTGGTCCCGTCACCCGACTTATGCCCCACGTTGAACTTCGTCCCCACGAGGGCCCCGCCCGTGTAGAGCGAGATGTTGAAGCCGCGATCGTTGCCCGCGTCGTCCGAGCCGAAGAGGTTATTCCACTGATAGTTGATGCGGACGACGACGCCGATTACGGTCTTGCCCACGTACTGGTTACTCGGGTCGTTCCGGAAGCCGAACGTCTTGATGTTCATGGAGCAGCCATTGACGCCGTTGTCGGTCGCGTACGAGCCGTTGCCGACGGCCGTCCCGCCGCCGACGTAGTACGTGCCGGAGTTGCTGCCCGTGGTGGGCTTGCTGAGTCCGAGCGTCCATGGCGACGAGCCGCCCGTAATGCTGATGACGGTCGTACCAGGAGCGATGTTCGTCCCGTAGACCGGCATCCCTTGCGTGGGCGAGGCGCCGGCGTTGGAGTACGACATGGAGGTCGAGCCGTTGGCGAAGCTGGCGGTGCCGCTCGTCTGGGCCGCGGACCCGATCGCGCCCGCCTGGTTGAGGAACGCGGGGCTCGCGGTCGGGCTCACATTGTCGGTCGCGAACCCAGACACGTTGGGCGTAATCGGGTTCGAGTCCGAAAGCGTGACGGACGTCTGGGCGATCGAGACGGTCGCGACGCGACGGAAGAGGTCGAAGCCTGGGACGGGCGTGGACGTCGACTGGGCGGGCGACATGTAGACGCGCCAGTGCGTCGCGGTGGGCGTGAGCCCGTCCGTGCCGTTGTTGTACGTGGTGGGGTGTCGGATGATGACCGACTGCGTGGACGTGCTCGAGATTTGGACGAACTGTGGCGTTCCGCTGAACGTCCCCTCGGCCTCGTCGGCCTCGTCGGGGCTCGTCATCTCGGTCACGAGGAAGTAATAGAAGCCCGTCCCGAGGTTCGACGGCCACTGGTTCGCCGTCTGGACCTCGGCCGTGAAACTCTCGACGGGCTGTAGGCCCTCGAGGCGGCTGCTCAGCGTGTCCGTCCCCGAGACGTCCTTGTACGTGACGATGCGGGGCGCGTTGCGCGTCGAGAGGAGGATGTACTGATTCCCGGCCTTGATGGCCTCCATCGACTCGTCGCCCACGTTGGAGAGGCCGGTGATGAAGGACGAGAAGGTGCCGGTCGCGCCCGTGTAGGCGCTCGAGTAAATCTTCGATCCCGCGTACGCGAGGAGAACGTCCTTGTTCGTACCGGGGAAGGAAAGGAAGGCGAGGGACTTGACGGGGGGCGCGATGACGACCGTGTCCGCCCCATTGGTGGTCGCGGCCGTGTCGAGCACGACTGTCGACGCGTCCGTGACGCTCGAGATGGTTGTGTTGGCGGCCGTGTTCGTCCCCTTGACGAAGTCGCCCGGCTCGTGGATCGAGTACACGAGGGCGGCGGACGCGTTCGTGGCGTTGGCGGCGCGGCTGAGGGTGATGGAACTGGAACTGATGAAGGCGCGGACGTACGTCGGGGAGTCGACGCCTGTGCCGTAGACGCGCATCCCGACCATGTTGGACGTGAAGGCGGCGGCGGACGTGGCGGCGGTGCTGCCGGCCGTGATGCCGGTCGTGACGGCCGTCCCGAAGCCATTCGTCTTCGTCATGGACGTGCCCGTGAGCGTGACGCCCGAGACGGTCGTGGCGAGGACGGTCCCGTACGCGGTTCGGCCCGGCGCCTTGAAGATGCGCGGGTCGTTGGGTCGGTAGATGCAGTCGTCGGCCTGCGCGAGTTCGCCGTCCCCGAGCAGGGACGCGTCGCGCGCCGTGACGACGCCCTGGTGGAACATTTCGCGGAAGGGACTTGCCATCTACTCTCCTAGTACTCGAAGGGGAGGTTGGGCGTGTAGGTGTACGGGCGGTACGTCTCGTACTGGGACTTCATCCGCACGTCCTCATCATCAATGCTCTGATCGGCGTCGATGGCGGCCTTGAGCCCGCGCGTCGCGAGCCCGGCCATGATGTCAGCGCGGGGGTCGTTCGCGTTCTTCTGCATGAGGAGCCATGCCTTCGCATCGTCCAGGAATGCATAGAGGAACGCGTCCGGGACATCGATCGTGGTCGCGGTCCCGTCGATCTTGCGGTAGTAGTCAAGGTGGAGATTCTCAGTCGTGTCGGGAATCCCGACGATGCGGAAGCGGCCGCGCGAATCCGCGGCGGTCCAGCCGCTCCCGGTCCCGCCGGGCGCGTATAGAATGCCGGACGCGAAGCCGTTGGCGGCCTGGTCCGTCACCTGCCGGTTCACCTGCCGGAGCCGAATGACCTCGAGCCCGCGTTTGGACGTGAGTAGGCGCGCGCCATAGAGGTCCCAAAAGTCGGCTGGGAAGAAGTAGTTGCTCGTGCCGGCGATGACGGGGACGTAGGCGTCGAAGGTGAACGTGGCCGTGCCGTTCGTGCCCGCGGACGTGAGGGTGAAGGTCGTCAGGGACGTGATGGACGCGATCGTCGTCGTGACGGAGACTGGCGCACCCGCCGTCACGCCCTGGCCGACGTTGAGGCCCGCGGTGGACGTGACCGTGACGGTCCCAGCGGCGTTCGTGCCGGACATGGAGGTGGTGCTGGAGTTGTCCTTTCGGAGATACTCCCAGTTGTGCTCGAGCGTCCACTTGTTGGCCGTGGCGATGATGGCGTCCGCGGCGAGGGCGAGGACGTTCGCGTCGCCCTGGCCGCCGATGACTCGTGCTACGTAGGTCTTGGCCGTAGTGAGGGTCACTTCTTCTTCCTCGACTTGGTCGGTGCCTTCTTGGCCCGGACCTTCGATGGGAGTTCGGGTACGACGATCTTCGGCGGGAGTTTGTCCGCCTCGGGGTCGTAGGGCTTGTCCTTCTGCATGCGGAGCCGGAGTTCGTGGTAGTAGTCGTAGAGGCCCGCGGCCGTCTTGTGATAGTGGCGGTTCTCTAGGACCCACTTCTTGGCGTTCGCGCCGACCTGGCGCCGGAACTCCACGTTCTTGATGAGGTGTTCGAGGTTGGCGGCGAAGGACTCGGCGGCCTGTTCGGGTGTGCCGCTCACGTCGTAGAGGACGCCCGTCTCGCCGTCGATGATCTCCTCGCTGTACGGTGGCATGTTGGGCGCGATCGTCGCCTCGGGTGTCGCGCCCATCGAGCCCTCGTAGAACTTGATGGCAGACTTGGAGCGCGAGAACTCGTCATTCCGGAGGACGCACATGTTGATGTCCCCGTCGAGGAGGGCGCGCGTGGCCTTGTAACCGTCGTACCCCACCCACTCGTGCTTCTCTAGCTGGCCCTCGGGGATGGCGTCGCCGATCCAGTCGAAGACGGTCCCGAATAGGACGAACTTCACGTTCGGGTATTTCTTGGCGATGTACTTGATGGCCGGCTTGAGCGCGTACCAGTCCGACATGTGGGACCCGCCGCCCTGCCAGATGAGGCGAACTTCCTTCTTCCGTGGAGCGAACTTCGGCGCCGGCCAGTCGCCTGGGACGATCGAGTTCGGGTACACGTACCCTTCCGGATACCCGTAGTTCTCGATCATGTACTTGCGGAGGTAGTTGCTCGGGGTCGTGAAGCCGTTGCACGCCTTGGCGAACTTGTGCATGAGGGCGTTGGACGCGAGGTTGCGCTCGACGTCGAACAGCCACCCCTTGTCGCCCTTCGTGAAGCGGTCCTGCCAGAGGAGGATTTCCTTACCGTTCGCGAGCCGGACCGCGACGTCCTCGCCCGGCTTGAGCACGTGCCCGTCCATCGCGCGCACGCCGTAGACTGCGTACGTGGGGTTGAACGGGTGTACGAAGTCGAGGTTGTCGTCGATGTCGTAGACGACCGAGGGCGGGTAGACGAGCTTCCCGTTCAGGGTCCCGGGGTTCATGCCGTGGAGGACCTTCTGGATGGCCTCGCCCGACGCGCCCGTCATGCCGTAGAGGAGTGCGATGTCGGACGTCAGGAGCCCTCGGAGGGCCTGCTGTTCCCGCTCGTCCTTGTCGTAGTGGTGTTGCCCGCGATCGACCCACGACTGCATGAGGCCGAGTTCCTGGAGGGCGGAGAACGGGACCCACTGGCGGTAGTACACGCACGCGTTCCATTCTCCGCGCGCGGGCGTGTATCCGTACATCTTCCAATCGGGATATGGCCTAAAGGCCTCCTTAGATTTCTCGTCCTGCACGGGAATCCTTTCTGGCTTCAAGAGCCCTTTCTACCTGGTCCCGTTTGGCGGGTCCGAGATGTGGCCACAACGTCTGAATAACAACGGCGGTGTCATCTTGTTTTGCACAGCACCAGCAGTAGTACAAGTTACTGTTGACCTTTTTCGGTCTGTATGGGCCGTTCAAATATCCAAGCCCGCCAACGGCGGACTGGAACCTGCGGAGTAATGTCTCCGCCCAAGGTCCCGTCTGATTCACACGTAGAAATACCATATTGGAATCTTTGCGCCGGTGTGTACACCCCTCTCCATCGTAGAAGCCCGCAGCCCAAGCCACCTCTGAATTCATTAGGCTCCCTTCACCACTTTGCGTGTATAAGCGAATGCCTTCCCTGGCCCTCGGAGCCAAGCATAGAACTTCGTCTTGTTCGTGAGGATGTCGGGGTCGACCTCGAGGAGCGCCGTCGCGATGTGCGTCGGGATGTGCGCCACCTTCTGTAGCGTGAGGTCCTCGCTCAGACCGGCGATGCCGGTGTGCTTGCCGCGCGTGCTGATGTCGGCGAGCATCTTGCTGTACTCCTCGATCCCCTCGAGGGCCGTCTTGATGTACGGGACGCGCTCCGAAAGGACGGCGGGGTCGATGACCTCCTCGAGCAACTTCTTGTCAGCGGGGGAGAGGCCTAGTTTCACGAGCCCCTCGGCTTCCGCTTCCCTCCAACGAGGTCCTCGAAGTCGGACTGAGAGCCATTGACGTCGGCCGTAGCATTCATCTTCGCCTGGTTGTCGAAGTGCCGCTGCGCCTCTGCCTTCGCGCCAGTCTCGGAGGCCGTGTGGGTCCCCTTGCTGAACTTCTTGGCCCGCTCGGCGGGCGATAGATATTCGTTCGCAGGCATCGTAGTCTCCTACATGGGACCGGCATCACCGGACTTGCCGGGGACGCGGTTGTTGTCGATGGGGAGGGCGCGCGGGCCCGGTACGGCCTGCGTCCCGCCGGGGTTCCCGCCCTTTGCGCCGTCGAACGAGTTCGTGGTCGGCGTGCCGGGGTACATGACGTCGGGGTCCGTGTCCGGGACGAGCTTGTTCCGAAGCTGGGTCGCGATCTCCTGGCTCTTGGGCGAGACGTTGGGGCGGCTCGGTCGGTCGCCGGCGCCCTGCGGGTTCTTCGAGTACTGGTTGAGGCGGTCAGGCATCATACTCTCCGTGACGTTCAGGGAGCGGCCCGAAGGCCACCCCCATCCCGCCGGTTGACTACGCGTCGCCGAGCGCCGCGTTCTTGTTGTTGATCGCGAGGATCATGCCGTCGGCCTTCTCGTTCAACACCTCGAGGCAGCCTTCGCCGACGAGGATTCCGTTGATCGAGTCGCCCAACTTGCCGACGTACTCGTGATGGATCGGGTCGTACCACGCCCAGCGGTTCTTGGCGCGCTCGAGGATGAACATCGTCCCCCGAACGTCCGTCGCGCTGGCCGCGGCCGTGCTCGTGTTCGTCGACTGCGGGACGAAGCGGTCGAGGACGATGGCGAGCAGACCGTAGTCCGAATCGTACATGTCGATCCCCTGCACCAGCTTCTTCTCGGCGGCCGCGATGTTGCGGTTCTGCTGCGTCAGCGTGAAGTTCGACACCTGTCGCTTCACCGACGGGGACACGAACACCTGGTCGGGGTTACCGCCCGCGGTGTAGATCGTGTCGAGAATCTTGTTGAAGTCGTTCGCGACCAACTGCCCCGAGGTCGCGGCCGCACCGAGCGACGCCGGACGGGCCGTGTTGCTCGTGATGTAGTTCTGGAAGCCCTTCATGACGCGCGCGGCACCCGTCGTACCGGTCGCGGACGTGAGGCTCGAGAACACGGCAGTCTCAACGTCCGTGTTGAGTTCCTTCGTGCCCTTCTCCATTTCGTACGTGTACGTGTTGCCGATCGCGGCCGGGTTGGCCTTCATCTGCGTGCGCGAGACGCCGATGTCCTTGCGGAAGATCATACACACGTTCGTGACGCGCGACGGCGTAGTGCTCGTGACGAACGAGTACGCGGCGCCTTCGATCGCGCCCGTCGTCTGCGGGGCGCGCATCGTGTCGATGAGCCACTGATGCAGAACGCCCTGAGCTTCCGACTTCGACGCCTGGGCGAGCCACGGCGTGTCGGACGGAGTCTGCTGCGTGACGATGTTGGAGAGGTCTTCGCGATTGACGAGGGTACCGTCGCCGATACCCCACTTTACGGTTCCAAATTCCAAAGCCATTCTAGCTTACCTCTGTTGGCCCCCATTCAGCGCGGGGATGCCCGCGATCATGTGGCCGAATAGGCGTTGACGGACTGCGGCGTCCTGCCCCGCTGCCTTCATCCGAGCGATCTCGGTCCAGTCTTCGGCCGTCGTCGGGAAGGAGTTGGGGGACTTGGTCGCTTCTCGCGGCCCGCCTGCTTGGGACGAGATCATCGTGCCGGCCTGTCGGCTGGCAGTGATCTCTGCTTGCGTGTTGGCGTTCTCTGCGGCTGCGATGTTGAACGTGCGGAGCGCGTTGTCATACGCCAGGTACCCGATCTCCATCGCCTCGGCGAAGAGCCCCTGATTGTAGAGGCCCTGGACGCGCGCGTTGACGACCTCGTTGGCGTTGACGAACGCCTTGATGTCCTCAACCTTGAGCGCGAAGTCGGGGTACGTCTGGTTGATGTACGCTTCCGCGGCCTGCATGGCCCTCGAGGGGGCGCGCTCGGCCTCGAGCCTGGCCTGCACTCGGGCCTCAATTCGCGCGTCGAGGTCCGCGGGGTCAATCCCGTAGCCTGTGCGCCACTTCTCGTCGTCCGCGGCGGGGTCGACCCGACCGGGGGAGAGCGGGGTGGGCGCCGGAGCCTGGACAGCAGCGGCCTTCTCGGCCTTGAGGAGATCGTTCTCCTTCTTGACTGCGTTCAGGTTCGCGATCAGGAGGTGGTGGGCGCGAACGCGCTCCTCCTCCGTCTTCCATTTCCCGTCGATGAGCGGCGTCGACGTGGCACCGATCGCAGGGTCGGCCTGCGGGGTCGGCGTGGGTGCGGCTGCCGGAGGGGTCGTCTCTCCGGTGCGTTGGGGCTGCGCTGCGGCGGCGTCCGCCTGAACCTGATTCGTGACGTCCGCCATCGCGTTCGCGAAGCCTTCGCTTGCGTTACTCATCTGACACTCCTATCGAGGCCACGGTCGCCGCTCGCCTCAAATGGGGTCTGTTGGACTGATCCCTTCGTTGCCGTAGGGGTCAGTGCCCGGAAGCCCGCGTCCATCGCGGGCAATTCTCTCGTAGTGCTGCTCCACCGTCTCGGCCTCGTCGTGGAGGCGCGCCGCACGCTCCTGTTGCTCGATGATGTCGTGAGGCATCTTGAGGAGCGCCTCGAGGACCCTGATGCCGCCACGGAGGTAGTCGTCCGGGCGGTCCCAGTGGCGCTTGATCGAGGGGTCGGCGAGTTGCTTCGACCACACGCGTATGGTCGCGAGGATGAGGGGCTCGAGGAAGTTCTGGTACCCGCGCGAGTCGAGGAGTTCCCGAATCTGCCGCGCGTCGGCGGCCGCCGCGTCTTCCGCGGTGAAGGGCTCAGACGGTTCTAGCATGGGTCCTTTCTACTACTAGCCCAGGAATTGAGCCAGCGCCATATTTCCTTCGCCCGTTCCCGCGGCGGTGTCGGGGATAGCGGCGGGGTTGCCGCCCTGCGCGCCCGTCTGCTCGAGAACTTGCTGCATCTGCGTGTTCGCCTGCGCGTTCTGTTTGATGAGTTCGTTCACGTTGTCGAAGTCAAACTCACGGAAAATCTGGCGGAAGAAGTTCACGAAGTTCACCGCGCTCGCCGCGTACGGGTTCGCGCTCACGGCCTGTAGGAGCGGGACCAACTCCTGCCGGCGGACCATGCGCGAGAGATTGTTGGAGGCGCCGACGGCGCGCGCCTGGTACGTGCGCGCGAGTTCGTAGCCCTCGAGCGTCTCGCGCGTCTCGCGGATCGGTTCGCCCGTGTCGGGGTCGATCTTGGCGTTGTCGCCGAGGATGTGGAACTCGACGGGGCCCTCGAGGAATTGGCGGTTGTTCCGCTGGTAGATGTTCATGAGCGGTTCGAGGTACGTGCGCTCGTAGAGGAGCGTCTCGAGCATGAGCCTCGAGCCCGCCGCCTCGCGCTGACCCACGAACTGGCGCGCCGTGATGGGCTGGCCGCCGCTCGAGATGCCCTGGATGCCCTCGTCCGTGATGCCGGTCGCGCGTTCGATGTACCCCATCATCTCCTGCGTCATGCCAGCCCCGGCCTGCATGCCGCGGAGGTCGACGGGCGCGGCCATGATCTTGTCGCCGGGCGGCCCGTCGGTCCCGATCCAGTTGCCGGGCTTGGAGTAGAGGCGCTCGGTGTTGATGCCTGCGTTCCGGTCGTAGAAAATCTGCGGGTCGATGTGGAGGTCCGCGGCGTCGAGGCGCTGGTTGACGTACCGGTTCGCGGTCAACTGGAGCTTCTCCGCCACCTCCGCCTTGCCCGCGGAGTCGAACGATTGCGGGTCGGGCGTACCGGCGTGCGCCACGAAGGGCTTCTTGCGATGCCAGAACGGGTTCCCGCGCGCGCGCCCCAGATACTTGCGGTTCATGACGGAGATGACGAGGTTCGTCTCGCCGTCGATCGCGTATTCGGACGGGACGATGCCCCAGTACTCTCGGATTTCGACTGGGCGCGAGAACGTGTCGAGGATGCGCGCCATGTCGTCGGACATGCCGAGGCGCGACATGTACTTACGGTTCGTGACGTCGTCGGCCGTCTTCTCTGCCCCCGAGCCCTCGCGCTCCATGCGAGCTACTTCGGCGGGGTCGAAGATCGGGCGGTCGCCGCTCGAGAGCATGCGGCAGTCGTCGAGGTCGAGCCAGTACGTGCGTCCGCACCACTTCATCTGGTCGATCGAGACGGGGCCGGGCTGCGGGACGAAGTCCATCCGGTCGACGTTCTCGTGGTTGGGGCCGTCGAACGTGACGACCTTCGCCGTCCTGATGCGCCGGACGCGCTCAGTCGAGAGCGGGATGGCCTCGTACTCGTCGAACGTCGCCTGCTCTTCGCGCCGGTCCCACATCGACTGCGAGATCGCGACGCCGTAGAGGCCGGAGCAGACGTGCGTGTTGACTTCCTTCTTGAAGGCGCCCGCGTCCTCGAACTGGGCCGAAACCAACTGCTCGTGCCGGAGCGCGACGGGCTTGTCGTCGGGGCCCGTGCCTCGGAACTGGACGATCGGGAACGTGTTGAGGGACGCGGCGACCTTGCGCGCGGCGTCGGCCCACACGGCGGCGTAGATGAGCGGGACGTGGACGTTATTCTTGTGCGGGTGGTAGCGCCCGGTGTAGATGCCGCGCCAGACGTCGTAGAGGCGCGGGAGTTTGGCGCGGACGGAGTAGTGGAACTTGTTGCTGTACTCGAAGCGCTCGTTGACGAGCGTGACGAGTTGGTCGCGGAACAGGACGGGGTTCCCCGCCCGCTGAATCTGCTTGAAAGCCAACTACCCCTCCAGGGCCGCGGTGGGCGGGAGTCGTAGCCAGTCGGGAATGTCGAGTTCCAGGAGGGAACCGTCCCGATCGGCGACGCCGCCGTGCCTGCGGATGTAGTCCAGTAATTGCCTTGTGAGCGTGACGTCGTGGCGGCAGTACGTGATGAGTTCCGCCCAACGACCTTCCCGCGCGAGTTCCGGCGCTGACGCGCCGCTTCCGCTCTTGGTAATGCCCATGGATCGGAGGGCGGCGTCACCCAACTTCCACCCACGCTCGCGCGTGCGGCCCTCGCGGTCGAGGGCGTCCTTGATGAGTCCGAAGATGTCGATGTGGTACTTGACCCTGAGCGTGCGGCCGAGGATGCCCTGGACGACGGACACGTCGAACCACTTGGAATTGAAGCCCACGAGGACGACGCCCGGCTGCTCGACTAGGCGCGCGAAGTCCTCGAGGGTGTGGTCGTCGAAGAGGTAGTCCTCCCCTGCCTCACTGTCGTGCGCGACGAGGATGGAGACGCCGCCCTTGCCGGCGCGGAGGGGTTCCCACCCACCCACGTCCGTCGTCATGGCGCGCGTTTCTAAGTCAAACACCACTACGTGGAGGGGCTCAAATTGGGTCATCAGTATACCGCTCACTTTCTGCGTAGAAGCGTGGGTCGTACTCGGTGCGGCGCGCCATGCGGTCGTGCTCACTCAGGAGGCCGGGCCGGAGGCCCTCGTCGCCAGGCTGCATCGGGACCTCGCCACCATCTCGAGAACCCTTGTACGGCTTACTCCAGACCTCGGGTTGCCAGATGTCGGAGAGGGCGTCCGTGACGTCGTCGTGGTCGCCCTTGTCGAGGTTCACCATCTCGTACTTGAGCCGCTCCTCCCACTCGATCCCCTTGATGATCCGGACGTACCCGCTCGCCCAGTAGGCGGCGGCCTTGCGGAGGCGGACGTCCTTGCGGTTCGTGCGGTTGTAGGTCACGATCGTATCGGGGCCGACGACGAAGCCGGCCATGGCGAGCGAGACTTGGAGGAGTTGCTTGAACGTCCCCTTCTTCCCGCCCGGCTCGGACTCGTCCGTGATGATCTTGACGCGTATGCCACGGTCGCGGAGCGAGAGGAGGTACGAGGTGAGGCAGGCGATGAACTGCTCGGGTCGCGGGAGGCGGTTCCGGATGACGCGGTCGATGTAGACGCGCCCGTTAGAGCGGAGGTCGTGGAGGACTCCCCCGATGACGTTCCAGTCGCCTTTCGCGATCCGCTGCTCGTCCTTGAACGCGGTGTCGAGGTGGATGGAGGCGAAGTCGATGTCGGGGAGGTTCTCGCGAGAGATGACCATCCGCTCCAATTGCGCGTACTCGAGCGGCATGTGCTCTCCCTTGCTCGGGTCGTTCTGAATCTGGGCCGAAAAGTTGATGGGGTCCTTGAACTCGTAGTGGTCCATCCCGTCCTTGTCCCACACCTCGGGGAGGACGGGGACGCCCTTCGGGTGCTCCTCGGTCTTGTTCGACACATCCCTACCCTGTAGGAAGTACACGTGGACCTTCCCCTGTCCAATCTTGGCGGCGAGGTCGGGTTCTGGACAGGCCAGCCCGGACCAACTCGCGACGCCCTCTTGCGACAGGATGTGGCCTCCTGCGTCGTTGCCGGCGTATCTAGTCATGACGCCGGCGAATAGCGAATCCGTTCGCAGGGCAGGGTGTGTCGAATCGTAGGAGTCGCGCGCCGCTTGGAGCGTGTTCTCCGTCATAGTCTCTAGGGACGTCGGGTCGTCGAACGTCACGCCGTCCGGGTGCATGCCCGTGATGCCCATCTCGAGCCCGTACGTGCCGAAGGTGGGCTCTTGGAGGGACATCGCGGTTCGGTACGCGGTCACGACGGACTCGGCGCTCCACGCGCGCGTCTTGTCTCGGAAATTCCCGTAGAGCCACGCGAACCACGAGTTCTCGTCCGTCCCGTCCATGACGCCCTTGACCGAGGAGAGGAACTGCTTCGCCTTCGGGTGTGTCTCGGACCCGATGTACCACGCGAGGTTCTTGTCCTCGAGGTGGGCCCACAGGTTCGCGGCGCGCGTGATGAGGAGCGTCTTCCCCGCGTTGCGGAAGATGAGGACGAGGAGGTACGTGCGGCCGATTACTCCGCGGCGGCGTCGGTCGAACCACTCCAGGATGTGGGTGGCGTACCAGCGCAGGAAGGGCTTGTGAACTCGTGGCACCAGCCAGCGCGTCTTTCCGGTTCGTTTGAAGTACCACTCGGTACCCCAGGCGATGCGGACGAACCACCAGAGGGAGTCGGGGCCGGCGGAGGGGGCGCAGGCGCCGCGCCAGAACTTCCGCTCGACCTCACTCGGCCACTCCTTCAATCCGCCGCTTTCGGCGTCGGGAGCAGAAGAATCGTGCCCGCCGGGACGGCGATGCAGCCGACGGAGCCGTCGGGTCGGACGCGGCAGACCATGGCGCTGTCGGGTAGGCTGACGGCCGACCAGAGGGACTCGTCCCAGTACGCGCCCTTCGGGGTAAGGGGGCCCTCGGAGTGAGCGGGAGTCACGAGGATGGCGTAGACAGCCAAGATGAAGAGGGTCGCCAGGAGGTAGAGAAAGAACTTGGTAGTCGAATTCACTTCGCTACCCACCATTTCGGCGCCAACTTGTGCCTACGGACGACGAACTTGATAACGCCCTGGCTGTGGATGAAGACGCGGAAGAGTTCGCCCGCGAGGAGGCACTGGGGCTCGCACGGGCAGTCCCCGCCGTCGACGACGTGGTCGGGCTCGTCGGCCGGGAGGGCGTGGAACTCACGGAACTCCGGTGCGGTCGCCATCATACGATGCCGTATCCGCCCTGGTCCGGCGTCTCGGGGCCGCCCGACAGCCACATTTCACCCGCGGCCTTGGGTGGTGGCTGGTTGCCGTGGATGCCGCGATCGAACCTACCGCGCGGGACCTGCGCCTCGAGTTGGCGCGCGCGTTCCGCGGAGTCGATGCTGAGCTTCTCGAGGAGGTCGGCCTCGTCCTGCGCTCGCTGGTCCTCGAGGTACCGTTCGACGGGGTCCATTACTTTCCCTTCACCTTGTTGAGGCGCGGGTTGGCCTTGTGCGCCGCCTTGGACGCGTTGCGCGTGGAGTTCGCGAGGATGGCGCCCGCCTGCTCCTTCGTGTACCCTTCACGCTCGATCTTCTTCTGGACGGACTTGAACCCAGGGTGCTTGGCGCTCATTTCACTTCTCCTTCTTGACCTTCTTCGGGAGGGACTTCATCGACCCCTTGCCGTGCGAGACGAACTCGCCGCACTTGTCCTTCGACATCCCGCTACCGGGACACCCCGCCCTCGCCCACTTCGCCTGCGCCTGCGACTTCGCCGGCATCCTTGACCTCCAGTTCGAGCATCGCCGTGATGTGGACGCGCGGGACCGTGAGGTGCCAGCGCGACGAGTTCGCGCCGTCCAGGACGATGCAGGAGGAGGCGAGAACGATGTGGTCTTTCGCGGTCTTGGTGTGAAACCCAACGTGCGAGTCCTCGATGAGGGAGGACTCGAAGCCGGCGGACGGGCCGTCGTACTCGTTGTCGTGGTTCGCGTCCGTCCAGCGGACGAGGTACATGGTCGCGGGCGTCGTGACGCGCGGGACCTTGAATCTACGCGATCGCTTCGGCACGCGCGTCCTCTCCGAAGAGGTCGCCGAGCGCCTCGATCATGAGGCGGACGCGCTGGACGGCCTCCTCGCGCGTCTGGGGCGCGCCGGGGCCGAGCATCTCGCTCTCCTTGGGCTCCGTCGCCTCGAGTTCGCGCAGGGCGGCGATCTTCGAGGCCGCGGGGACCTTGGGATGGTCCGCGTACGCCGAGAGGCGGAGGCGCCGCTCCTCGCGCGTGAGTGCCTTCGCGGACCCGGACGAGATGGCGCGGTCGATGTCGGCCGCGATCTGGGCCTCGACCGTGGGGCCCTCGTGGGGGGAGGGCTCTTCGACGGGGAGGGACGGCCGTCCCGTGGGGGCGGCGGCGATCTGGCCCGACTCGAGGAGGTCCTTCCGCGCGCGCGAGACGGTCGAGGCGGACGTTCGGCACGCCTTGACGACCTCGGGGATGGACGCGTCCGGGTTGGCGAGGATGAAGCGCTTTACCATGCGAATTTTCCAGGATTCTTTACGTTCGCGCTTATTCCCCTCGTACTCCAGCACTTAAGCCTCGTCTTTCACTTAAGGTTAGCACGTTGATCGAAGGTCGCAAAAACGTACGTACCATCAGAATACGTCGGTGTGCGCTTCGCAATCCACGCCGTACGGGCCTGTTTCCGTTTAAAGGTGTGGACAGAGGCGTCGGCGTTAACTACAACCACGTACAGCACTTTGGGTGCTCCGTTCTTCCAGCGCATGGTCGTGCAAGATTCCTTTCTGTTATCTGACAATACTCGTTATGTGGCATGTAGCCAACAACTTGTACCTCCTCTAATCA